TTCTTATACAACAACAACCTAACAAGCCTACCTGATGGCTTCAACCCTACTGTGGGTGGTGACTTGTTCTTATACAACAACAACCTAACAAGCCTACCTGAATTTACTAATACTAATTATAAAGGTTTACTTTCTTGGAAAAATGGAAAATACATAAAAATTGACGGTATATTTTGCGAAGTAATTTCAAAACGCATGTTATTTTGGAAGGTAAAAAAATACGCATCAAATAAAGAATTTTATGTTGTAACAGATGGAAATGGCAACTATTCTCATGGAGATACAATTAAAGAAGCTAAAAAGGATTTAATTTACAAAATATCAAACCGATCAAAAGACGATTACAAAGAGTTAACACATGAAAGCATACTAAAATTTGATGAAGCAGTTAAGTGTTACAGGGTAATAACTGGAGCGTGTCAATTTGGAGTTAAAGAATTCTTGCAGCGTAAAACTATCAATAAGAAGAAATTTACTATTAAAGAAATAATAACGCTTACAAATGGTGAGTACGGAAACACAGATTTTAAACAATTTTTTAATTAATAAATAAAATGGACAGAGAAGAGTTCTACAAGCAAGCCATGTTGATGGCATTGAATGCCTTGTTATCTAACCCGGCAACAAATGTGAGTGACAGTAATCATGCAATAATATCTGCACAGGCTCACCTGTATGCAGAGGCATTGACTACTAAAACATTTATAGAAACTCAAAAAAGTTATTAACAATCAAAACAAAATATAAACAATGTCAGAATCAACAATCAAAGGAGCTATCAAGCTCATCAACCCAATCAAGGTAATCTCAGATAAATTCTCAGTGAGAGAGTTCGTAATTACAACACCTGATGCCAAGTATCCACAGGACATACTGTTCCAAACAATCAATGATAAGATGGATGTCTTAGAGTCATTGGGTGTAGGTCAGCAAGTGGAAGTATCATACAATGTTAGAGGCAGGGAGTTCAATGGGAGGTATTACAATACTCTTGATGCATGGAAGGTGCAGGTCATTGGTGGGCAACCTGCTCAAACAACAAACAATGATGATGATGACCTCCCGTTCTAAGATAGTCTACATCAAAGACGATGAGACGTTCACTGACTCAATAAGAGGTGAGCTCAGAGATAAGCTATCCAGGAGATACAAGATAGTACATTTGGCAGAGGATGTGGGTGTGGATAAGTTCCAAATGTACAGGTTCATGTATGGTAAGGAGGTGACAGGTAAGTTCTATGATAAGGTGTTTAAATACTTGATGAAATGACCATCACCAATGAGGATAACATGGAGCTCATGGCACGCTATCCAGATAAGTACTTTGACTTGGCTATTGTTGACCCGCCTTATGGGATTAATTATAGTGGTAGAGATGGGCAAAAAACAATTAAATATGATAATTCTAAACAATGGGACAATGAAACACCAACACAATCATATTTTAATGAGTTATTTAGAGTTAGTAAAAATCAAATAATTTGGGGTGCTAATTATTTTACAGAATATTTTAATTTAGGAAAAGGTATTATTTGTTGGTTTAAACATCAAAATGGTAATTTCTCTGAATGGGAATTAGCTTACACAAGTATAGGTAACGCAAAGCATTTTGATAGAAGTTATCAACAAGACCAATATAATAAAATACACCCAACCCAAAAACCAGTAGCACTTTACAAATGGCTGCTTGACAAATATGCTAAACCAACTGATAAGATACTTGATACTCATTTAGGTTCAGGTTCAATAGCAATAGCCTGCCATGATTACGGCTTTGATCTCACAGCATGTGAGCTTGATAAGGAGTACTTTGATAAGGCAATGCAGAGAATAAACAACCACACAGCACAAACTAAACTTTTTTAATATGAATTTTTTAATTACAGCAGCACAGCACTTGACAATTCAACCTGTGTACTACACCCCTAAAAAGGTGATTGATAAGATAACCTACGATAGCATCATAGGTAACCCACCGTACAAGGTCTGAGGCTCGGCAGCCAACAGGGGAGTGTAACAGCTCCCTTTATTATGTTGATAACTTTTACTAACTTAGCCAAGTGTTAATCATTGAACTGCATAGAAAACAGAAACCTTTTGCCATTACAGTAACTAATGAAACACATGGACGGCTGTACTCAATACTGTTCAAAGATAGATACATCAGATGTCAGGAGCTCACACGATATGAGATCAGATGGTTCTGTGATAACATCAATCTGTTCAAGGTAACACATGAGACACCACATGGTAGGGTATATGAATACAGGAAGTTCAAGAGGTCAATCAGTAACTCAATGAGGCATAATTTTTTAGTAAGAAATAAGATAATAAATGATAGATACATCTGACATTGATAAGACCAAACTAATGGAGCTTATCAACCTAATCTCTGATATTGGATATGATTACATTAGCAATCCAACAGATGCACTGAATTACACTAAGGCAATAAATCTTTTAAAATATGAACTCACAAGAGACTAAGAAAATTTACTCATTCAACTTTGACACCAAAACAGCTTACATCAATGATGAGCCATTGGGTGCAATCATTGAGCATTCTGACACAGCTATAAATGTTCTATGGGATGATGGCATTGAGCAAGAGTTTAGGCTGTGGCAACCTGTTAAAAATTTCACTAACTTTGAGGCATGAGACATAAATTAAAGGTAGCATTAGGACTTACAATCCTTCCTATATTCACACTGTTATACTTTGCAGATAAGTTCGTTCTATGGTTTATGCCATGGAAGAGTTCAGACACTATTCAGAAGTGGATATATGACCCTAAGAAAGCAACTGAGAGCCTATTCAGAGTGATTGGTGCATTGGCTGTCTTTGGTTTATATGAGTTGATAACTAATCTATTTTAACTACACCGAATAAACACCGATTATGGGAAGGGAAGACAATCTAAAACCAGCGTGGCAGTCAGGTCAAAGTGGTAACCCTAATGGAAGACCCAAAGGAGCACGCAACAGAAGTACTATTTTGAGAGAGTTACTTGATGTAAATGACCAGGAGTTAAAGATGCATCAAGCTCAGATTGATAAGGCCATTGAGCAAAAGGATACTAATGCCTACAAGGCTGTGTTAGATAGTGCATATGGTGCTCCTGTTCAACAGGTAGAGCAGACACAAACCAATGTGGACCTCACAGGGTTATCAACAGATGAGATAAAATTACTACTCAAAGGTGAATGACACACAAAAAGCAATTAGAAACTTATTACGTCTCGAGCTTTGCAGGAGGGAATTTTGGGAGTTTTGTCAGTACTATGACCCGGCATTCTTTGAAAGTAGAGTATTTCTACACAGTGTCGCACAGTCATTTCAAGATTTAGAGGAGGGTAGTATTAGATCACTCAGTGTATCCATGCCTCCAAGGGCAGGGAAGTCCTATATCAGTTCACTGTTTTGTGCCTGGACCATTGGCAGGAACCCGGCAAGGTCAGTGATGAGAAACGCATGTACTGCCACATTATACCTCAAGTTCAGCTATGATGTTAGAAACATTGTCAAGAGTGATAAGTTCAAACAGGTGTTCCCATCTGTTCAGCTGAGTGATGATAAGGCAAATCTACAAGGTTGGAACACCAATTACGCTAAGCAGGTCAGTTACTTTGGAGCAGGTGTTGGGGGTACTATCATTGGATTTGGAGCTGACAACATTGCAGTCACAGATGACCTTTACACAGGATTAGAGCAAGCCTTGTCAGATACTCAGAATGAGAGGATCATTCAATGGAAGGAGGCAACACATGACTCAAGGTTTGAATCTGGATGCAAGAGGATTGACATAGGCACACGTTGGTCACTCAATGATGTGATTGGAAGGCAAATGAATGACGGCATCTATGACCGTTCTATTGTCATTCCTGCATTGATAGATGGCAAGTCATTCTGTGAATCAGTCATGACAACAGATGAGTACTTGACTAAGAAGAAACGTACTGAGCCATCCATTTGGGAGGCTGAGTACATGCAGAGTCCTGTGGATATACAAGGTAGGTTATTCAATGACCTTAAAACCATGCAGTTAACTGAGTTCAATTCAATCAAAACTACAATACAGGGTTGCATTGCATACTGTGATGTGGCAGACCAGGGAGCAGATTTCACAGCATTTGCCATATTAGCAGTGGCAGGTAATGAGTTCTATCTGGTTGACTATGTGTTCAACAAGTCCAATACAGATGTCACCATGCCACTCATTGCAGCTAAGCTGAATCAATGGAACGTGACCTATTGCAGGGTGGAATCCAACAGCATGGGTGCCATGTTTGCAAGAGGATTGCAGAAACAAACTACCACAAAGATATTACCGGTCCACAACTCAGTGAATAAGATAACCAGGATCATAATGCAATCTGTTTGGATACAGCAAAGGATTACATTTGTCAACAATGGCACACCTGAAAGTGAGTTATTCATACAGAATGTACTGCATTTCAGTAAGGAGGGTAAGAATAAGAATGATGATGCACCGGATTGCTTAGCCGGGTTGGCCATCTTTGCACAATCCATGTTCAGACAGTTGGCTTAATCAGACCCCCTTTTTGTTATGTAATTATTTATTATATTTGCCAAAACATTATTAAATGGCATTTGATTTCATTAGTGCATTTGTTGATAATTATGCCAATACAGACAGGTATCGTAACTTAACAAGGCAAATCTTCCCTCCTGCAATACAGATATGGGGAAAAAAAGAGGCTGTTTGGTTAGATACAGGTGATGCATGGAGGTTGTTCATTGATATTCCTGAGTTAAGGAGTGTTGTAAACAAGCGGGCCACAATGATGAGTACTAACATACCAACTTTGTATGATAAGGATGGTAACTTAGTCACTGATCATTGGATAAATGACCTAATCAACAAGCCTAATGGAGTGCAGTCATGGTCAGATGTTGTCTATTCAATGAGTGTACAGGATGCATTGTATTCTAATGTGGTTGCATACTGTCCATTGAGATCATTTGGTGTAAGGAATCTAATCATAACACTGCCAAATAACAAGGTTAGAATCAATCTGAGTGGTAAAAAGCTCAAACAAATGGAGGCTAATGACCTCATTACTTCATTTGAGTTCACTTATGATGATGGATCAAAGGAGACAATTACCTTTGATGATACAGTTTACCTCACAACAGCGGATGGAATGAACATAGTTAGACCTATCTCAAGGATAGACTCACTGAGATTACCTCTATCTAACATCATGGCAAGCTATAACAAACGTAATGTATTACTTGAGAACCTTGGAGCCATTGGTATCCTATCTGCTCAGAGTAATGACATGGGAGGAGCCATCCCAATGACACCAGAGGAGAGGTTAAAAATCCAAAAAGATTGGTATCGTAGGCAAAAAGATGAGTTAATTATCACTGAATCCAATGTAAATTGGCAGCCAATGAGTTATCCAACAAGGGATCTCATGTTATTTGAGGAGCTTACAGAGGATAAGTTAGCTATCATTGATGCATTTGGATTGAATTACAACCTATTCTCAAGTGAGAAGGGTGCGACATTCAGCAATGTGAGAGACTCAATTAGGATGTGTTACACTGATACAATCATACCTGAGACACAACAGATGTATGATAGCATGATAGCTCAATGGGGGTTGCAAGGTCAGTACTATCTACAGGCTAACTTTGATCACTTACCAATATTGCAAGATGATGAGAATCAAAAAGCATCTGCAGAGAAGACCAAAGTAGATACTTACAGTGTCATGCTTAGAGATGGGGTGATCACTCAACAGCAATATGCAGAGGAGTTTGACATTGAGTTACAGAAACAGGACAGAACAGAATCTCAGGCGGCT